ACGCTGGTTTTCTCTGTGCCATAGAGACAAACGGCAGCAAGGATGTGTCGGGGCTAGGAATCGACTGGATTACTGTGAGCCCAAAGGTGGCAGAACACGCCGTGCGACAACTCACCGCTGACGAAGTTAAGTATGTCCGTGGATACGGTCAGGCAATACCTAAGCCAACATGTGTCGCCACACATCAACTTATCAGCCCCGCTTTCGACGGCTGGTCACTTGATACTGAAGCGGTCAAGTGGTGTTTGAAACTCATCAAGGAGAACCCCGAATGGCGGCTTTCGATGCAGCAGCACAAGGCGTGGAACGTTCGCTGACTTGGCAACAGATCGCCAGCGAAGCGAAGGCCATCCGTGACCGCAACCCCTCTGCTACACATGCCTTCGGCGTACCCTCTGGCGGCATCCCAGTCGCGGCACTCACCGGCTTGCCAGTATTGACGCCAGACGATCTTGACTGTCACGAACTAGCCAGCGTGATTGTCGTCGATGATTTGGTTGACAGCGGACGAACTCTCCAACGGTATGCCGATCAAGGCTATGCCGTTGATGCAATCGTCAGAAAGCCGCACTCTCCTGCTCATCTGGCTCCTCTAGCGAATATGGTTGACGGCTGGGTCAAGTTCCCTTGGGAGAAGACAACCGGACCGGAAGACGCAGTGGTTCGCTTGCTTGAATGGATGGGCGAGAATCCAAACCGCGAAGGTTTGCTTGACACCCCAAAGCGAGTCGTCAAAGCATTCAAGGAAATGACAGACGGCTTGCACAAACAACCCCGCGATGTGCTTGGTACTGTGTTCAACGAGACAAGCGATCAGATGGTTGTTGTTCGCGGCATCAGGTTCTCAAGCATGTGCGAGCACCATCTTTTGCCGTTTATCGGCACGGCAGCAGTTGGCTATGTGCCTGATGGTAGAGTCATCGGGCTATCTAAGATTCCAAGGTTGGTGGAACTTTTCGCAAAGCGACCTCAAGTGCAAGAGCGAATGACGAACCAGATTGCAGACTCGTTGATGGAATATCTTAGCCCTCAAGGAGTTGGGGTTGTCATCAAGGCTCATCACTCGTGCATGGGATGCAGGGGCGTCCGCCAGCCTGACGCTGAAATGATTACCAGTTGTGTGCTAGGCTGCATGAAAGACAACGCGGCAGCAAGAGCCGAACTGATGGAGTTCATTTGATGACCAAACCCGGCCCACGACCGATGCCGAGTAGGCTTAAGATCATCACGGGCAATCCTGGCAAGCGTCCTCTGAATGAAGACGAGCCGCAGCCAGATGCTCTTGATGATTTTTCGCCGCCGGACCACATCGAGAATGACGAGTTGGCAGTCCGCAAGTGGGACGAAGCAGTGCAAGTCCTCTGCGACATGCAGGTGATGACTATTGCTGATCGCGAGACGTTGGCACGTTACTGTCTTGTCTGGTCGCACTGGATGCAGATGCGTGAAAAGTGCAGGCAACTCGGTCGCGAGATCATGCACTACGAGGCTGACCCTAACCGCACAGACGGCAGGCTTCGCATCAAGTGGGCGCAGCCAGCACCGTGGGCGGTCGATGAGAAGGCTGCTCGCAAAGACCTGCTACAACTAGAGCGTGAGTTCGGCTTGACTCCATCGAGCCGATCGCAAGTCACGATCCACAGCAACAAAGCCGATGACCCGTTTGAAGCGTTTCTCGCAGAGCGAGGCGACAGAGCAGGGGCTTGAGTATTACTACGACGACGCTCGTGGCAATCATGTCATCAAGTTCTTTCAGAACTTCTTGCGGCATAGCAAGGGACGCTTCGCAGGCAAGCCGTTCACGTTGCTTGATTGGCAGCGTGAGATGCTGGAGGAACTCTTCGGCTGGACTCGCATAGAGGATGGCACTCGCCGCTATCGGATGGCTTACATTTCAACGGCGAAGAAGTCTGGCAAGTCAACGATCCTTGCAGGCATCGGCCTCTATCTTCTCGTCGCTGACCGGGAGCAGGGTGCTGAGATTTATTCAGCGGCAAGCGACCGGGAACAAGCCTCGCTCGTCTTCAAAGAAGCGGCGAACATGGTGCGAGCCTCGCCGTTCTTATCGCAGCGGCTTCAGGTCGTAGACTCGCGGCGAACGATTGCTCATCTGGCGTCATCGTCTTTCTACCGCGTCCTGCCCGCTGATAGTTTTAGGGCGGAAGGGCTAAACATCCACGGCTTGCTGTTCGATGAGTTGCACGCTCAGAGAACACGCGACCTCTTTGACTCGCTCCGCTATGGCGGTGCAGCACGGTCACAACCGCTCCTCTGCTCGATCACGACGGCAGGGTTTGATCGCAACTCTATCTGCTATGAGCAGTATCAGTACGCCAAACGAGTCCTTGAGGATTGGCAATACGATCCAACATTCTTCCCGCTGATCTACGAGGCAGGGGAGAAAGACGATTGGACATCCGAGGAGACATGGCCGAAGGCTAACCCATCGTGGTCCGTGACCATCAACCCGAAAGACTTTGAGGCAGACTGCAAGGAAGCGCAGAAGAGCAGCACCAAGGAGTTCTCGTTTAAACGCTACCGGCTGAACATGTGGACTCAGGCTGACACACGCTGGCTGAAAGCCGAGGCATGGGCGGCTTGTGACGATAAGCCGCCGGGGCCGCTCGACGGCAGAGAGTGCTGGTGTGGGCTCGACCTTGCGACAACTTACGACACCTCTGCTTTTGTCGCATTATTCCCTGCTGAAGATGGGACATTCGATATTCTCTGTCGCTTCTGGATTCCCGGTGACAACGCCGCCGAGCGAGAGAAGCGTGATCGCGTGCCGTACATTGCTTGGGCGAATGAGCCTGAGACAGGATTGAAGATGACTTATGGCAATGTCACTGACTACGATGTGATCCGCAAAGATGTCAACGAGTTTGCTCGCCAATACAACATCAGGCAACTGGCAATCGACCGCTGGAATGCGACTCAGTTGTCGATTCAGTTAAATCAAGACGGGCATGATGTCGTCGGATTTTCGCAGGGCATTGGAAGCATGTCTGCGCCCTCGAAACTGCTGGAAAATCTGGTAGTATCCGGCAAGATTCGTCACGCTGGAAACAAAGTGCTGACATGGATGGCAGGCAATGCGAGCGTCAAGGTTGATAGCAACGGCAACTTCCGACCCGTAAAGCCTAAGCAAGGCAACGCAGAACGCATTGACGGTATCGTCAGTCTCATCATGGCACTCGGCATCCACTCTGCACAAAAGCCTCCAGAAGAAACACCTGAACCGGGAATCATGCTGCTGTGAGTGAACAGAAAATCCTCTGGCTGCCCGCAAGCGAGGCGAGACATTTCAACTGGGACGACGGCGGCGGCAGCATCGGCAGCCGCAATCCTTCAGGAGTTCGCGTCGATCCAGAAACAGCACTGCGATCAACGGTTGTTCTGGCGTGTGCGAGGGTGCTGGCTGAATCAATCGCAGGGCTACCGCTGCAACTGCTTCGCCGCCTGCCTGATGGCGGCAAAGAGATCGCCCGCGAACATCCGCTCTATCGCATCCTGCATGACGCACCGAACTCATGGCAGACCAGTTTCGAATGGCGAGAGCAGTCGATGCTGCACCTGTGTCTGTGGGGGAATGCCTATTCAGAGATTCGCCCCGGTGCTGCGGGTGCTGTAACCGAACTCTGGCCGCTGCATCCTTCTCGCATGAAAGTCGAGCGGATTGAAAACGGCAGGCTGCGATACAAGTATCGCGAAGAGTCAGGCAGCGAGACGGTCTACAACCAAGACCAGATCATGCACCTGCGATGGCTGTCTGATGATGGTGTCAACGGCATGGTGCCTGTCGAGTTGGCCCGCGATGCAATCGGGCTGGCGAGAGCCTGTGAGATTCACGGTGCGGCGTTCTTCGGCAACGGAGCAAGGCCCGGCGTAGTGCTGTCTACTGACAACACCCTGTCAGCGGAAGCAGCGGAGCAACTGCGAAACAACTGGGAGCGGATGCACCGTGGTGCCGCGAACAGCAGTAGGACTGCAGTGCTGACAGGTGGCCTCAAGCCCGTTGAACTCGGCGGCAACAATCAGGAAGCGCAGTTCCTTGAGGCTCGACGCTTTCAGGTGGAAGAAGTGTGTCGACTCTACAGATGTCCGCCACATCTTGTTGGTGACCTGACCCGTTCGTCGTTCTCGAATATCGAACAGCAGAGCATCGACTTTGTGCAGCACACACTGCTGCCGTGGCTACGCCGCTTTGAAACAAGCATCGTACGCGACCTGATTAGCGATCCGCAATACTTCGCTGAGTTTGACACTCGCGGTTTGCTGCGAGGTGATGCCGCAGCGAGGGCGTCGTA